AATGGAGAAGGAGCAGATTGAAAACGCTTATTGGGATGGTGGGCAAGATGTACCAATGATAAGTAAACAATGTGAACAATACTACAACGAAACTTACGGAGGTAACAATGACTAAAGCAATATACAAAACACCATTCGGTCGCCTCGTTAAAAGTCAATTCAAGACGATGCACAACTTTAAGAACGTTCTTCGTATCAGCGATCCAACAGCACGACTTTACGTCGCACACCCAGAGCGAATGAGAATTAAAGACTTCAACAACATTTGCCTTCACACAGGTCTTTCACGCGAAGAAGTATTCAGCACATTTACACCAACAATCTTAATAAACGAAGAAAACGATTAATTATGAAAATTCAAGATAGAATAAATCAATTGCAAAATCTAATAGAACAAGGTTTTGTTTACATAGAAGCAAATGCTCTATTTAGAGTAAGTAAAGAAACTGATATACAAATCGAAAGATTAGTATGGGTTGATTTGAAAAAATGGAATGAAGAAGAAGAAGATTATGAAGTTGTTGAAACAATTAAATGTGAATTGTTGCATATGGATCTTGATGATTTTGGACAAGATGCGGATGTTGTATTTTTTGTCAAACCAATTGACGAGTTGCCTTCTGATTTCAATTTTGAAGACTATGACATTGAATCTTGGCAAAGGATTTACTATAATCAAATAGCAGGTTTTCAAATTAATAACCAATAAAAATGAACGCAAAAGAAATGATTGAATTTTTAAGCGAGTACGAACCGAACACCGACGTTGTCATTTACATAGTTGAAAACGATAAATTAAGCGGTCACGTTCATTTCGGAACTGGAGACGCTGCGATAGAAGGTGAAGGTCAAAAAGTAATTGCCTTAATCGTTGACAAGAACACAAGCAACCCAATAGAAATTTTTGAAAATTAAAACAATGACTAACGAACAGATAAGACAACAAATGATTGATATGATACCATTTGCACATATGGAACGATTCGAAACGCTATGGACGATGCTTACCCCGAAATACGAGCGTCTATCGACCGAACAAATCAAGATTCAACAGGAACTTGAAAACGAACGTGAAGCGTTCTGGTCAGCACTCGAAGACGTAACGTGCAGCGTGTTAGGACTTCAATCGCAAACGCTTTATCAAGCGACAAGACGACGCGAGATTGTAACCGCAAGGCAAATGATTTTCTTTTTGATTCGTCCTTGTTACTTTCAGTCTTACGATTCAATAGGGAAGCACTACGGCAAAGACCACGCGACCGTTATGCACGGCATCAAACAGGCGACGTGGCAGATTGAGATGGACAGGACGTACCGCGCAACCGTTGAACGCATTTGTTTTCTTATGAACGAAATGGGTTATGCTAAACCTATTAAGTTTTTTACTAAATTTGTCGAACACCTCGAACACCAACGTGAACTCGAAGTGAAAAGAAGAGCGAAACTAAACCTATAAAATCAAACAACTATGAGCGACTACTGCCGTTATTGCGAAGAGGATGCAATCAAAGAACGCATTGCAGATTTAAAACGATTGAATCCAAAGTACGAAGGTCTTTCCGATTCAGAAGTTCAAGATGAAATCGAAGACGAAATCGGTCTTTGTTACGAATGTCATAAAGAACAAGACGCGGACGACTACAAAGGCGAAGGTTGGGACTAACTTAAAAAGAATATGATGCTAATACTACAACTCAAAAAACGAATCGAGATTCTCGAAGCGAAGGTAAACGAACAAGACCAGAAGATAAACGACCTTCTAAATAAGTTTGTTTTACAAAGTACACTTCCTACACTTGCTACACCGAAAGAAAAGAAACAATCGTTCAAGAAACCAACAGTCGTTGAAATCTACGAATACGCGTGTGAGAAATTAAGCAAAGAAGACGCTCTTGCCTTTACCGAGAAATTCCACGCGCACTACGAGGCAAACGGTTGGAAGGTGGGACGCAATCCAATGAAAGATTGGAAGGCTGCCGTTCGTAAATGGGACTTGTCTACCTTTGTAACTACAAACCAACAAACAAAAATCAAAAATGGAAAATTCGATTCAGACGCTGCGCAACGCATCTACAACGACGCTCAGCATTACACAAAGGGTTGATCGTGCAGAACGCGAAAGCGCATTTGTAGCCGACTACGACCTACCAACGTTCGTTAAGTTATGCTCGAAGGTGTGCGCTATGTACGGAATAGCGTTACCAGAAGCGCAACTTTTACAAATGTTGCACGAGTTCATAGGTAAACACTTTCGGTGGGTTACGTTTGAACACTTCAATCTCGCTTTTGAATTGAACGCAGCGAATGAACTGACAAAGAAGTGTGAGCATTTTGGAGCGTTGAGCGTTTCATTTATTGGCGACGTGTTGACGCACTACAAACCACACAGGGACAAGGCGAATCTACAAATTCAGCGTGAAATAGCGCAATCAATTGAGGAAAAAGCAAAACTAATAAAAGAAAACGAAATGGCGGTGAATGACGACAGCTGGAGAAGAATGTTGAAAGAAGATATTGATAGCTTCAAACAAGGCAAAATGACGACCTTAGAATTGCGAGGAGTGTCAATGATGCGTTGGTTGGAAGAAAGTAAGCGTATTACAGCGGAAACATTCACGGACGAGGAATATGCGTTGTGTAAAGCGAAGGCACGAAAGACTGTTTACTTCGAACAACAGCTGAACAAACCAATGGTCGAAAGAATGAGCGACCGCAAAAGACAGCTATTGAAAGAATCGATTCAATTCGAAGGTATGCGTGAACTTTACAAATTATATCTAAGTAAACAATAATGCCACAAACACCACTACCATCTAACCCTTATAAAAAAATGAAAACATATAAATTCATTCATCCTGTTACAGCGTCAAAATATATTATTCACTGTGAAAAATTATATTTGGCTGACGGTTTTTGGGAATGTAGAACAGATGGATTGATACATCACCAATTTCCAATGTCTTATGCAATGATTAAATTAAATGACAGCATATAAACCCGAATACCTGCCGCGTCAAATTGAAGCGTTGAACTATCTTGCAACCGATTCGCAAGTTGAGCAGTTGTTATACGGTGGCGCGGCAGGCGGTGGGAAGACTAAGTTCGGTTGTATGTGGCAGATTCAACGTCGTTTGAAGTACGCAGGAACGCGTTCGCTTATTGGACGTAGCAAATTAGACACGTTAAAAAAGACGACCTTAAACACGTTCTTTGAAACAGCGCGTGAGTTTGGATTGGTTGCTGACAAACACTACACCTATAACGGACAAACGAACGTGATTAAGTTCTTCAATGGAAGCGAAATAGTATTGAAAGACTTATTCGCTTATCCTTCAAATCCGAACTTCGATTCACTTGGATCGTTGGAAATTACCGATTATTTTATAGACGAGGTAGCAGAGGTAACAGAGAAAGCCGTGAACATCGTTCACTCTCGTTGTCGTTATAAGTTGAACGAGTTTGGTCTTATTCCCAAAGGCTTTTTATCGTGCAATCCTTCGAAGGGTTGGTTGTATAATGAGTTCTATATGAAAAACAACCGCAACGAACTACCTTCACACCGTGCTTTCGTTCAAGCGTTGCCGCAAGATAACCCCTTCCTTCCTGTTGCTTACATTGAATCGTTGCGTCGCCTTCCTGAATACGACCGCAAACGTCTACTCGAAGGGAACTGGGAGTTCGACGACGACAGCGACAAGTTGTTTTCAACCGATAATTTACTTCGAATGTTCCGCAACGAAGTAATAAACGAAGGAAAGAAGTACATAACAGCCGATATTGCGCGTTTTGGAAAGGATAGAACGATTATAATTGTTTGGGAAGGTCTAACTATCATCGATATAATTGAACTCAATAGAGCAGGAATTGACGAGGTTGTAAATAAGATTCGCGTTGTGATGAAAGAACATTCAATTCTTTTACAAAATGTTATCTGTGATGAAGACGGAGTTGGGGGTGGAACGGTCGACTTTCTTAAGTGTTTAGGATTTCAGAACGGATCAAAACCCAAGCACCCGCAATACCAAAATCTCAAAAGCGAATGTTACTACAAACTCGCGCAATACGTTGAAGAAAACAAGGTTACTATCTTATCGAACACACGCAAGGAGCAAATCATTCGTGAGCTTGAAATGATTAAACGACACCGCGCTGACGTAGACGGTAAACTTCAAGTCACACCGAAGGACGTTATTAAGAACCGCGAAGGAATAAGTCCAGACGTTGCCGACGCAATAATGATGCGAATGTATTTCGAACTCAATCCAAGTTATGGACAATATGTTGTTGGTTAGAGAAAAGAAAAGTTTTTAAGTTCATTTTCAACAACTTAGAAAAAATAATAAAAAAAAGTTTAGTTTTTATTTGGTAGTTCGAAAGTTTAGCATACATTTGTACTCAACAAACAAACACAAAATGAACGCTTACAACAACTTCACAGACAAATTCAACAACGAATACAAATTTGAAAATTACATGGACTTCGCAACGTTTTGGTTTAACATGAGTAGAAAAGCTGCAATGGCTTATTTTCCAACCAACTTCAAAGTATTACAAAACGCTGCTGCCAATTCAAAGGAAGCAAGAACTAAAGCATAATAACTAAAATAAAAATAAATAACATGATTGGTAACGTAGCAAAAACAGAAAACGGAGTGTATAAATTCTTTTATACAAAACCCGAAAATTGTAGAGTTTCTGAATTTGAAATTGAAAACTCAGTTGAAGAAATAGAAACTTTACACACTTCAAACGAAGATTATATTAAAGCGGTTTCTTCAGAAGAAGGAAAAGTTAAACTAACTGAAAAAGTAACTGACTACGAATACTACGCTTATTATAACATTGAATATCCTTATTCAAAGAAAAAGTTTTATGAGTATCAACAATACTCTTATGAAAGTAGAAAAGCAATTGAAAAGAAATATACAAAAATTATTTTTTGTCTGGTTAGTGCTTTAGTTACTTCTTTACTCATTCATTTATTGTCATGACGCCAAAAGAAAAAGCAGATAGTATATTTCAACAGATATATAAAATTCTTTGGCACACTAACTCCGACCCTATTCATTGTAAACAATGCGCTTTAATTGCAGTAGATGAGATATTAGAAGAATGTGTATTAGAAAGAGATTGGTATTGGGAAAAAGTAAAAGAAGAAATAGAAAAATTATGAAAAACACACCACTATACGAAGCGTTAAAAATCACACAGGAGCGTGAGCGCGAAATTGTAAACTCAATGGCGACGTACTTTCAACAAGGCAAAGTTCTTGGCGACATTCTCCTTGAACTTTCGCAACGAAAGGATATGAACGCGAAAGAGAAAGTTTATCTCGCGCTTATGATGGGGACAATGATGACTAAAAACGAAAGCAATGCCAGAGAGCAAAACTAAGAAAGGTATATGTGTTTACTTACACAAAGACCTGTGGAACGAGATAGACGAAAAGCGTGGAGAGAATAGTCGCAACACTTTTTTAAGTGAAGCTATTCAGTTCTCAATGAAGTTTTACGTTCCAGAAGTTAAAGTAAAACACTCAGAACAAACGTCGACAAAATAGCGACGGACGACGTTACGACTAAAGCGCGGTTTCTGCGCTTTTTTTGTTTCTCCAATTTCTTTTTATCAGCAGTTAACGTGTTGATTTCGTCCTGTAACACATCGGTCTTTTGTTCATAAGCATCAACGACTTCTTGTAAGTTGTCAATCTTTTCTCCTTCAATGTTGATTTGTTCCTTCAAGTTGTTAATCACAAGGGAATCTGCGGCAATAACGCTATCACAAGAGTTCACCAAAGTGATAACATCAACGCGATTAATAGTATCTCGAACAATAACAATATCACGATTTCTTTGATAGGTGGTTTTGGCTTTAGATTGAGCGTCTTCATATGTTCTTAATTGTGCGTAAAGTTCAATTTGTTCTTGTAATAAACGATCGTACTCACCAGCGTTGTAGTTTATGATGCTGTCTTGTTTTTGTACTTCAGTTGTTGTGTTTTTTGCAACAGGTTTTCCGAACCAATGCCAACAAATAACCGTCCAAATGGTGGTTGTCCCAATGAGCAACAAAACAATTGCGAGTATATTCTTCTTCATAAGATTTGTCCTTCGTGTATTCTTAAATTCTTAACGCTGAATTGACCGTTCACTCCTTTCTCAACGATAGCAAAGCCGTGATTGTACTTTGAATAAGGGTTATAGTCGGGACTTAATTCACTCAAGCAGCCAACACCCCAACAAGTGATAAACTTACCGTTAGCGTCGCGCTCGTTGTGTTCCGCTGTTTGGTGGTGGTGTCCGCATAACGCGCTTACTTTTGTCTTCAAGAACAACCCACGCGCAACGTTTACCGAAGGTAAGAACTGCTTCCCAAATTCGTGTCCGTGAAAGATTGAAAGTTTGCCAATATTCAGTTTGCTCTTTCCGTCAATCCAAGTTATATTGTGTTTATCGAGATGACACAAAGACGAAAAGTCAAACGCATCAATGTCGAATAGTTCTGGTGCTTTAATTCGCATATATCTCCAATATCTTTCCTCGTGGTTGCCTTCCTTATAATAGATGTGTGCTGAAGGAAACTGACCGCGTAACGTATCTACAAACT